TGTAAATGTAGATGGTACTGCACCTGCTCCTAATTTATCAATAGATTTTAAAAAGGCGGTAAGCGAACCCTCTAGTATCGGTGCTGGTTTTGTTATCGTCGTTGTTGTTGACATTATGCTCTAGCCTCCAAATTATTCATTAAATTATACATTCTCTTTGCACCTTTGTTAACACTACCACCACCCGCTGCTCTAACTGCATCAGCAGTCATTACAAATTCGTTTTTAGAAAGTCTTGCAGGTACATCATCTGCTCTTTCTTTTTTACCAATCGGTACAAATCCCCCACCTCTTAAATCCATCTCTTTACCACCAAGATCCATTAGTCCACCATCTTTCATACCTGCTTTAGCCATTCTTTTAAACTCAGCAAAAGACATTGGTTTTGCATTTGGTCTTTGTTCTAATAAATCAAAAACATATTTATTATATTCTTCTATTAATATTGGATCTTCTCCAGATGCTTGCATTATTCCTTCTTTACCTTTTTCTACAGTTTCTTTTTCTACCATTTCTATAGCTTCGTCTATACCACCAAATCTAAATCCTACTCTACCACCAGCTTTATATCCTGCTGATGCAATTGTTTCCTCTATCTCTTCATCAGTAAAGAAGTCATACGCGCTCATTGCATTTCTAATTGCTTGAGCTCTAGCTCCGCTGTCCTCTAATGCCTCTGCTGCTGCTAATGCGTCATCTATAATTTGTTGTTTTTGTGCAAGCACAGCCTCAGTGTACATTGCATCACCTGTTCCTTGGGCTAATGGAACACCTACAGCTGTTGCTGTTGCTGCATCAAATCCCATTTTAGTTCCACCTGGTCTAAGTATATCACCTACACCACCGCTACCTTTTTCAGCTGATAAAAATTGTGCAGCCTTAGATGCGCCTGTTAAACCTAAATCAACTCCTTTTTGTAAAAGATTTCTATTTTCTAAAATTCTATCTAACGCTACAGGACTTGTAGTGCCTGCTCTTCCTGCAGTAGTTAAACCAGTTAATTTTTCTGATGCACCTGGTGCAGATAATGCACCTGTCGCCGCTGCTATACCAGCTGATAATAAATTAAGATCGTCTTCTGTCGTACCCTCTTGTGCGAGTTGAGCTCCAATATTTGCCCCACCAGCTAACAAAGCTCTTCCTGCCATTGATCCCATAAAACCTGTAGTGGGAGCCATAAAAGGTGTGAACGCAGCTAGATATGGTAACGCTGGTTTAATTTCATTGGGTATTATTTTATCTAATACTTTTCTAACAGGTTTAAATATCTTCTTAAAAGGCATAGTTTCTCATCATATTGTTAATGTTAAGGCAAGTTCGCAAAGCTTGTAAAAAGGCGAGTGTAGTACAATTTACTAGGTTTTTATACATTCGTCAACGATCCTATACCTGTTTTTAAGTGTTTTATAGTTACCTCTACTCTTGGCTTATAAACTTTGACTGTTTTTCCATCTATTTTTTGTTCTGAGTATCCTTCTTCTTGTTCTACAAATGGCATTATCTATCCTCCCTGTTTATTTCTAGTATGGATGCAATAACGTCTGTTGCACCACTACTAGCTTGTACTTTTAGTGCTTCACTTTCTTTCATAATTAAAGGTTCAGTTAACACTTGTTCTTTTTGATTAGCAGTTAAATTAACATCATTATCCACCACAAAAATAGCTGAAGCCGCATCTACTAAAGTTACTTTAACAACTGCTGTGCTACCAGCGTCTTCTGCTATTAATAAAGACTTAACAATAGCTCTAGAGTTTGATGGCACCGTATATAGTGTTGTCAAATCTGTAGTTGTTAAACTTGTTTTTTCATTTTTATATATATTTGCCATTAACCTAATCCTAACCAAGTAAATCGTTCTTGGTCTTCTTTTTGTTGTGTTAAATAT